GAGTAATACAGGTTAGCCATCGCAAGGATGTCATCCTTGTGATCATTATTCATTCCATTGAAGAAAAGCAGCAGTTGCCTTACCAACTCGTCGCTTGAGTCTTCAAACCCGACAAGCTCATGCAGCGTTACATCTAAAGCCTTTGCAACCTGGATAGCGTTATCCACGGTTATTTGCCCTTTGTTTATCCACTTGGTGACAGCCATGTTTGAGACGCCGCATTGCTCAGCAAGCCAGCCCTGAGTGCGCTTTGGCTTCATTTGCTTAAGCCTGTTTTTAATTACTTTTCCGATGCAATTTTCCATTTCCCGAATATCACACACCCGCGTTTTTGATAAAACAAACTCAGGGTTTAAAAAACACTTGCGCACGAAATAAACTTCTGGTTTAATAGTAGACATGAACACTTTAGAAAACACCCCAATCAAAAAGGCCGCTGAAATTCTAGGTGGCTTTAGCGAGCTTGCAATTGCCTGCGGAGTCACCCAGCAAGCCACTTACAAGTGGCTTTGGAAGCAAGTGCCTGCCAGTCGTTGCCTGCAAATCGAAACTCTTACCAAGGGCAAGATTAGCCGTTATGAGCTTCGCCCTGATGTTTTCGGCACCCCAAAGAAACGTAAATCCGCTTAACCCCGACAGGTGCAAGGTATCGCACCTGATTTTTTTAACCAATTTTCGATTATCACGAACTGTCACCGAGACGCACATGAATCCCAACAAGCAAATGTTTCCCGTACTTGAAGCCCAAGCGCAAAAGCTTGATCTAGCGCCAGAAATGCTTGTTAAGCAATGCAAGTCAGGGGCCATGGCTCTTACTAAGACATGCCTTCATTCAGGCTACACCCAAGAAACCCTTGCAGAAAAGATAGGCAAGGCTCGTGAGGTATTAAGCCGGGCATGTAACGGGCGTGGTGGTCTGGACATTGATGTGCTGATTCAACTTATGCACGAGGCCGGATCTGTTTATTTGCTTCAGTACATGTGCATGCAAATGGGCGGCGAGTTTCGCTTTGTAGATGACGAAGAGCGCCGCATTCGTGAAATGGAAGAGCAGTTATTACTCCTGAAAGCGAGGCGAGCAGCATGAGCGAATGGGCATTGTTTGACTGGATTACTTTTGCATGTTGGTTCTGGATTGCATGCGCGGCCATCGTCCTTACTGGCGTGACTATTTTCGTTGTTGCTGATTACTTTGGCTGGATGGATGAATCATGAGAACCCAGGTTAAAGAAACATCCTTTGACGCTTTCTACCATCTTAAAGCCACTCGCGCACTGCAAGCCATGGAGCAAAAGATACTAGACAACATGTGGCATGGAGAGCGTTACACGCGCCGAGAATTAGCGCAATTAACTGGCCTTGAGACTAGCTGTGTAGCAGGCCGAATTAACTCCATGTTGGACGTTGTAGTGCGTATAGACGGCACTAAGAAATGTTCTATCTCTGGTCGCAATGTAGAAGCTTTGGTGCGCATATGAAATCACTTATTCGAGAGCTGCTTATCAAGTGGCATGGATACCGCTTAACGAAGACTAGCGGGCCAGTATTGGGCTACCACGCCTTGAAATTATCCACCTATGTACGCCAGCGCGACAGCAAGACTATTCGCCGCATGGAAAGCAAAAGAGGTCTGCGCTAAATGGCACGCATCAGGTCTATAAAACCAGAGTTCTTCACGAGTTACGACATCGTGTCTTTGACGCCTCTTTCACGCCTCTTTTACGTGTCACTCTGGTGCGAAGCAGATCGTGAAGGAAGGCTAAATTGGAATGTAAAAACGCTAAAAATGCGTTACTTCCCTGCTGATAACTGCGACATCCAGGAAATGGCTGATGAATTAGTCAATGCAGGATTAATCGTTATTTATGAAGTAGATGGGAAACAATATGCAGAAATTCCTTCATTTGGACACCATCAAGTAATCAACAATCGTGAGGCAGAAAGTGTACTTCCTCCACGCGTGAAAGACGCGTGCAAACGCGTGTCAGGGGAAGGAAGGAAGGAAGGGAAAGGAAGGGAAGGGAAGTCGGATGATTACTCCGACGAGTTTTGTACTTTCTGGACTGCTTACCCAAGGAAAGAGGACAAGGCGAAAGCGTGGGCTGCTTGGCAGAAAGCCAAGGTCTCATTGGAGGTTGTCCTAAAGGCGCTTGAGTGGCAGAAGAAATCCGAGAAGTGGCTCAAGGAGGGTGGGCAGTTTGTCCCAATGCCTACGACTTACATCAACGGCTCAAGATGGCTTGATGAGCCAACGGCTACCGATGGAACGCCAACGAAATCTTGGCGCAATAACCCGGAGTTTCAGCCATGAGCGTAGACACATTGCTATCACGTTTGGACAAGGTAAAGGCCACTGGTAAAGACCGCTGGCAGTGTTCGTGCCCTGCCCATAACGACAAGTCTCCCAGCATGCACATCAGCGTCGCAGATGACGGGCGCGTGCTGATTAACTGCAAGGCAGGCTGTGACACCTATTCGATTTTGCAAGCAGTAGGGTTGGATTGGTCAGCCGTCTTCCCCGAGACGCTTTTAAGCCATCACGTGCCACCAGTGAAGCGGGCCATCTATCCAAGTGAGGCATTGGAGCTTTTGCAGTTTGAAGCCCGAGTTGTCATGGTTGCCGCTTACATCATGATGAAGCGTGAATTAACAGGCGGAGACTTTGCGGAGTTGCATGAGGCTGTGCAAAGGATCAATCGAGTAATGGAGTTAACGAAATGAGCCGCATACACGACATCGTGAAGAAACTTGAAGGCAACCCTATCCCGGACATTGACTTCGACCAGTACCTTAAAGCCAACGATGATGATACGCAAAAGGTGAAACGCGCCGTTGATTACTTCGATGACATCGAGACATTCATCAACGATGGCGTGCAGCTTCACGGTGTGCCACTGCCTTTCCCACGATTCAAGGACAAGTTCCGGTTTCGCTCTGGCGAGGTGACGATGTGGTCAGGGCAGAACGGGCACCGTAAATCGATGGCGCTAGGGTTCGCTTCTCTGCACTTCCTCAAGCACAAGGAAAAGGTCTGCATAGCCTCTTTTGAGATGAAGCCAATCTCAACGCTAACCCGAATGGCCCGCCAGCATACAGGCGTCGCAAGTCCAGGCTATGACGAGTTCTCTGACTTGCTGGCCTTCGTTGAAAACAATCTGTACGTGTTTGATCACATGGGCGGCATGAAGCCTGATCGTCTTTATGGGGTAATCCTGTACTGCGCTCAAGAGCTGGGGGTTAAGCACTTTGTGATTGACAGCCTGATGCGGGTTATCGCTGGCGAAGACAAATACAACGAGCAAAAAGACTTCGTGGTGAAGCTTTGTGAGATTGCCCAAAAGACCGGATGCCACATCCACCTAGTCCACCACGCAAAGAAGGGCCGTGAGGATCAGATAGGCGGACGTTACGACGCAAAAGGCTCCGGCGCTATCTCGGACAACGTTCACAACTGCCTGACGGTATGGAGCAACAAGGAAAAGAACAAAGACCTGCCCGACGTGGTGATTAAGTGCGACAAGCAGCGCGAGGGCGAATGGGAGGGAAGCATCCCACTGACCTTTAACGAGCAAAGCCTGACATTTGAGGAAGCGTTTTAGGTGTGGAAACAATCCAGCCCCTACCACCTAGAACACACAGACGGGCATGTGATTAGCAAGACAGTGAACGTACCCAAGCCCTATGTGTTATGGGGCAGCAGGACGAGTTACAAGCCGCTAGGTTTCTTTGCCACGGCGGATGAAGCGAAACAGGAACACGAAAGGATGACGAGATGAGCGAATGCAATTGGTTGGATGGAGAGAACGTAGCGCCTAAAAACTCGGCAGAGGCAAAGGCGCTAATCGGCAAAGATGTAATTTACCTGAAGAAAGGTGACGTTGATTCCTGGCGCGGCAGAGCTTTCCCTAAAGATGGAAAGATTGTTTCGGTTGTCGGCAAAAACATTGCCATTGATCAGCCTGACAATTTTGTTATTCACACAAGTGATTTGTTGGAAATGGTCATTGTAAGCAACGGCATATTCCCCGAACAACCTGAAAGACTGGATTGGGAGGAGTGATGATGAAAACGTATTTGAAGATTTGGGCTGTATTGATTTTCGTAGTTTGCATGCTTGGTCTTGTACTGCCGTGGTGTTTCTCTGGCGGTAATGAACAAGTTTTCATTGGGGTTGTTTTACTGATCGTTTCCCCATTAATCGTAGTAAAAATCTTAAAGGTGAAAAAATGAAAAAGTTAATCACGATTGTATTGATTGCGCTGTCTCTTGTGGCATGTAGCAAAGTTCCTGCTGGCAATGTTGGCGTTAAGGTCTATCTGCTTGGCGGTAACAAGGGTGTTGATACTGAGGAATTAAGTCCTGGTCGTTATTGGATCGGCGTCAATGAAGACCTTTACCTATTTCCTACCTTTACCCAAACGGACACTTGGGAAGGTGCGCAAGCCATTAGCTTTCAGACATCCGAGGGATTGCCCGTAACCGCAGATATTGGCATCAGCTACGCGGTAGACCCATCAAAAGTTAGCCTGGTCTTCCAGAAGTACCGCAAAGGCATTGATGAAATCAGTGACCTTTACCTGCGCCAAATGGTTAAAGACGCTTTTGTCACTATCGGCGGCACTAAGCCAATTGAAAGTGTGTATGGAGAAGGCAAAGCCGAACTGATTGCGCAAGTTGAGGCAAAAGTTCGCGAGCAAGTCCAGCCTATCGGCCTGAATGTTGAGCGCGTCTACTGGTCGGCACAGCCTAAACTTCCTGCATCAGTTGGTGCTGCCATTAACGCAAAGATTGCGGCCACACAAAAAGCCCAGCAACGTGAAAACGAAATACAGCAGGCTAAGGCCGAAGCGCAAAAAGTAATTGAAGAAGCCAACGGCAAATCACAAGCAACGCTGATCAATGCCAAAGCCGAAGCGGACGCTATCCGGCTGAAAGCTGATGCACTTCGCCAAAATCAAGACCTTGTGCAACTGACGCTTGCTGAGCGCTGGGATGGGAAGTTGCCTCAAGTCACTGGCGGACAAACTCCACTCATTGATCTACGCAGTAAGTAATAAAGGAGCGCCCCATGATCGGCATCAAAAACTTCCACATGAGCGCCACTAATCGCCAGTTCCTGCATGCCAAGCTTGACCAGCTAGACCCTATGCGCATCTGGCTTGTGAATGTGACAGAGGCAAAGAGCAAGCGAAGCATTGAGCAGAACAGCCGATTGTGGGGACTCTACAAAGCGCTAGGAGAGTACCTAGGCCATACGGCTGATGAAGTACATCAACTGATGGGCTACAAGTTCCTACGCGAGCTTAAAACGATCAACGGTGAGGCCGTAGAGATTATCAAGTCCACCACTAAGCTGAACACTAAAGACATGGCGGAATATCAGGAAGCAATAGAGCGCTGGGCGGCAGAGTTGGGATTTCTTTGGATTGAGGAGATAGCAGCATGATCATTCACAACGAAAAGCTAGTAAGCCATCAAACGCGCCTGAAAATACTTGCAGCCTGCCAGACGCCAAAGACAATGAACGAGCTGAAGGGAATCTTTAAGTCATCCAAGCAATTCTTGCAGAACCATCTATTCCAGCTTATGCAGCATGGCCTATTGCTATCACAGAAGCCATCAAGCAAGGAGCCGACGCGCTATTGTGCACTAGCCAAGGATTACGACTGGATCAAGCCTGACAATACTTTTGATGGCCCATTCAAGAGAGCGCCACACGCCGAGATTAAAGAGTATGGGCAAGGTGGAATCTACCTTATTTCACAGCGCCCGGCATCGCTAGAGAAGCATCCACTCCGCAAGCTGCCAAAGAACGCAGTAGGCGGTAGCACATTGAGCGCGTATGACTACTAAGCCACTCAAGCCTAAGAAGTGCAAAGCCCAAAGCTGTGGCAAGGAGTTTACCCCTTTCAGGCCATTGCAGAAGGTATGCAGCCCTCAATGTGCAGCAGAGATAGTGCGCATAGCCAGGGAGAAGCAGGAGCGCAAGGAAACTCGGCAGAAGTTGCAGGAGCTAAAGCCGCTGAAGAAGTGGCTGGACGAAGCCCAGGTAGCAATCAATCGCTGGGTGCGTGAGGTGCGCGATGGAAACGAACCATGCATAAGCTGCGGACGATATGCCAACAGCTACGATGCTGGACATTTTCGAAGCCGTGGGGCTGCAAGTCACTTGCGATTCAATGAGGACAATATTCACCGCCAGTGCTCCCGCCCATGTAACCACGACCTGAGCGGAAACATTCTCAACTTTCGCAAGGGGCTGATAAAGAAGATTGGATTGGAACGATTGGAAGCGCTGGAAAACGACAACAGTACTAAGCGCTGGACTATCGAAGAAGCAAAGGCAATCAAGGACAAGTACAACAAGCTTTACAACGAGCACATGAAAAAACGAAAGGATGCAGCATAGATGCCTAAATATCCTGCAATCAAATTTAGAGAACCGGAGCCTTTGCAAGATTATTACAGGGATCGTGAAGGATTCTTGTATTCGGTGGCAAAACTAGTTGATGACACGCGCAACTTGAAGCCATTCAAATGCCCTTTGGCGTCTTTAGACTTAAGCGCACATATATGGGATGACCAAAATATCATTGATTTGGCATTCCATTGTAAACGGGTTAATGAAGCGGATTTATCCAAGCCAATCATCATTGCATGGGATGGGGTTATTGCCGATGGTAGGCACAGAATTATTAAGGCTCTATCCAATGGTGAGAAACACATTATGGCAGTTCGTATGACATGGAAGCCAGCGCCATGCAGCAAGGCTGAAAAATGATGACCCCGCGCAAGTTGAAGGCATTACTTTTAGAGAAGGAGAAGGCAGCGTGAGAGAGATTACAGCAACTGGTTTACTGGCGTTAGTTATTGGCGTCCCAATTGTATTAGCCGCAATGGGGATTTGGTGGCTTGCATGGAAGCTATGGCTGTTTGTAGTTCCTGGGTTATTTGAAACAGGGCCTGAAATGCTTTTGCATCCTACCTATTGGCAATTTCTTGGGATGCTTTTTCTTGCAAGCATCATTGGCCGCATTCTGTTTAGAAAGTAGCCATGCGTAGCAGCCTATCAGCCTGTCAGATCCCCGCTCCCATGAGCGAAGAGGACATATTACGTCAGCAGAAGCGGTTATGGCATGAAAGGGGAGGCGTCATGCTCACTAAAGAGCAGATAGAAGCATTGCCAGTACAGGATCAGTTCCAGCTAGAGGCGCTAGCAACGAGATTATATGGGAGGAAGCATGGTTAAAGACGAAGCCCGCGTTAGGTACTACCTCCAGCTATGGCAGGAATGGCAGCTAAACGACAGCACAGAAATAGGCAGGCTAGGCTATCCCAGCAAGTGCTTGATGCTTGTGAGCAATGGTGCAGCTTCCTTTGAAGACATGGCAGACAGCGCAGAGAGCCGGGCCGCGCAAATCGTGGACACTATCATTGAGGATATGGAGGCGCGATTCAGGCTAGCCATTCATCACTTCCACCTGGCGGCAGTGTGGGGAAGCAAGCGTGCTAATGGTAAGGCTGAGATGATGCATGCTTATGGGGAAGCATTAGAGCAGTTGGAGACCGGACTTAATAGGAAAGGGTTGGCATGATGTTTAAATGGCTGAGATGGTTTAAAGCAAGTGATGCACTGGCGGCTGTTGGTTCTATTACAAAAAAGGAAGATGATTGCCCATACTCAATCCAGCGTGACCACTATAAAAGACATGTTGATTGGTATGAAAAGATTAAAGAGGAAGATAGGGACAATTTTGAAAAGCAGAACGCATTGCAAAAGAAATATGATGCTGCCAACCTTGGAACGAAGAGTAAAGCTTGGCAAGGAAGTTATGATAAATACTTCGAATCTTGTCATCCAAGATATGGAGAAAACAAGTCATATTACAAAACATATGATGATCTTTGTAAAAGCTATTGCAACAATTCAAAAAACGTGTTGTAATTTCTGCGGGGACGTGCACCCTAAAGAAACGTGACTTAAAGGTAAATCATGGAAAGCACGCACTGCCCTAAAGAATACAATTTAGAAGACATGGTAGTAATGGTTGAGCCAGATAGTGAAGGCAAGCCTGACAAGGCATACTTTCGCTGGAAGGCCGCAAACACTACAGGCGATGGAGAAAATATTTATCAGGCTATGTCCATGAGTTTATATGGAGATGAGCTTGATGAGGATAGGCACATCAAAGTAGCAAGAGCCATGCTTCAAAACGCATACAACGAAGCCGCTAGACTGTAATGGTCGGCGGCTTTTTGCTTTTATACGCATGATGATTTTGTTTGAGTTCTGGCAAATCAGGTACAGCCAGAGGGTTCCGAGATGCGCGGAGTTATTCCCATAGCGTTCGTGACGCTGGATGGTTCAAATCCATCGCAAAGTCATCAGCCGTATGAGTGCAATGCGTCAGCCGACAACGGGAGGAACGAGAACACCTCACAGTAGCATCGTGAGAGCGCGGGCCAATGTCGGTGCCCTGCTCATGTGAGTGGGGCGACTATTTACACACAAATACACACAAGCTCGCTATACGCGGGCTTTTTTTACGCGTCATGGGAAGCGCGCCGAAAGGCAACTTAGCAAGGCTTTGTATCGAGCCACACCATAAAAAGACAGTAAGCCAGCATCCTTAAAGCTGGACACTTCGGCCACACCATAACCGAGTGCACGAGTTTGCATGGACAAGTGATAAAAGCAGGTAAGCCCAATGATGCCCGCAAGGGATATAAACGATTCGCTGCCGTAAGCAGGCCTGCATAAATAAAGCACATGCCATTTGCTGAATCCCATTTGCAGCATTCAGCATCTGACCCTAGTTATTGATCTGTACATTCAGTTGTATAAATCAAAGGGCTAGGGTTGGGTGTTTTACAGTTATACGATTTAACATAACGTGTTCTATTTAACATAACGCATTTACCGAACTGCCATGGTGTGGCCAGTCGATGTGACGGCATCGTTAAATATCCGTCCCTAACACTACAAAGGAATAGCGATGGCAACCAACATGAACATACACACAGGCGACAAGATGATGACCAAGCCACCATCAAAAGCTTATGCGGATGGTTGGGATCGTGTGTTCTCAAGCAAAGGAAATGACATGAAGAAATCCCCCAAGAAAGAACCCGGCAAAAAGCCAGGGAAGAAGTGCTGATTCTCAGCAAAATAGTGAAGGTTACTGACAATGGCTAGAGTTAAACCACCAAACGCAGGTAAGGGCAGGCCTAAAGGTGCGTTGAATAAAAACACCATGGCCGCAAAGGATGCGATTGCTATTGCTGCTGAAGCATTGGGCGGCTCTGATCGTCTTGTGGAATGGGCCAAGGAAGACCCCGCTAATGAGCGCGTGTTCTGGGGAAGCATCTATCCCAAGCTGTTGCCATTGCAAGTCACTGGCGAAGGCGGTGGCCCTGTGGTGTTTCAGTTAAGCAATACGGATGAGCGGATTTAAGCTTAACGCACGACAGCTACAAGCTCAGGAGTTAATAGCTGGCAACCAGACGCACACAATGCTGTTTGGAGGCTCAAGAAGTGGCAAGACCTTCCTGCATGTCAGGAACCTATGTTTAAGGGCGCTTAAAGCTCCTAACAGTAGGCATGTTGCACTGCGATTCAGATTCAACGCTATCAAGTCATCCATTTTGCTTGATACGTTCCCCAAGGTGATGCGCATAGCGTTCCCTGGCGTTAAATACACATTGAGTAAGACAGACTGGTATGCAGAGTTTGATAACGGCTCGCAGATATGGTTTGGCGGTCTTGATGACAAGGAGCGCACTGAGAAGATTCTAGGCATGGAGTTTGCCACTATCTATCTCAATGAGTGCAGTCAGATTCCATGGGGTAGCGTGGGAATAGCAATCACCCGTCTTGCACAGTTGGCAGAGCAGGAAATAGGTGACAAGCGCGAGAAGTTGAAGATGCGCATGTTCTACGACTGCAACCCGCCACCTAAGTCACACTGGACATATAAGTTATTTGTAGAGAAGCGCGACCCTGAATCAGGTAAGCCGATTGCCAATCCTGATGACTACGCAAGCTTCCAGATTAATCCGCAGGACAACGTAGAGAATCTTGCTGAGGGATACCTTAAGACGCTTGAATCGTTAAGCCCAAGGCTTCAGAAACGATTCCTGAAGGGTGAATTTGCAGATGCAAACCCTAATGCTTTATTCCCTGACGAAATTATTGACCGCTACCGCGTAACGAATGCGGAGCTTCCGGACTTTGTGCGCATTGTGGTTGGCGTAGACCCTAGTGGATCTGGTGACATTGATAATGCAGACAATGACGCCATCGGCATTATTGTTGGCGCACTAGGTGTTGATGGTAACGCCTACATTCTGGAAGACTGCACCGTTAAAGCTGGCCCTTCTACTTGGGGAAATGTCGCTGTATCTGCATATGACCGCCATGGCGCTGATCGTATCGTAGGGGAAATAAACTATGGCGGCGCAATGGTTGAGCATGTCATACAGACAGCAAGACGAGATATAGGAGGCCGTAGAGCCAACTATAAAAGCGTAACTGCCACAAGAGGCAAGGCGGTACGTGCAGAGCCTGTATCAGCGTTGTATGAAGCTGGGAAAGTTAGGCATGTTGGCGACTTTCACGAGCTGGAAGACGAGTTGTCAGCATTCTCAACGTATGGATTCATTGGAACCAACTCACCTAACAGAGCTGATGCTTTGATATGGGTGGTTACAGACCTGTTCCCTGGCTTGGTTAAGCCTAGGCAGGAAGAGAGAGAACGTGTTCCAGATGTGCGGCCTCGCGTCGCTGCTAGCTGGATGGGTTAACAAGCTGCCGAATGGTGGCTTTTTTTATGGGCGAAAATGGCTAAACAACCTAAATCAACGGGAATGACGGAAGACGAGAAAGTCTTGTCCGAAGCCAAGACACGTTGGGACATCACCGAAGACATGCTGCACGACGAGCGTGTGCTGCAACTGGAGGACATCAAGTTCTCTATTGGTGATAGTGACAACGGCTATCAATGGCCCGAGGAAGTCATTCAAGACCGTATCGCTAGCAAGCGCCCCGCCCTGACGATGAACAAGCTTCCGCAGTTCATTAACCAGGTGGTCAATGATGCACGTGCCAATCGTCCGCAAATCAAGGTGCGTCCTGTTGATAACGGGGCCGATAAAGATGCGGCTGAGATATTCCAAGGCATCATCAAGAACATCGAAAGCACGTCCAATGCTGATCTTGCTTACGATACCAGCGTTGAATATTCCGCCCGCTGCGGCATGGGCTATTTCCGCGTTGTAACTGATTACATTGATGACCTATCCTTTGACCAGGACATCATCATTAAACGCGTGCCAGACCCCTTGTCGGTGCGTCTAGACCCATCCTTTACTGAGCCTGATGGATCAGATGCGCGGTGGGGGTTCATCGAGGATCGCATTCCTAAAGACGAGTTTATTGCTACCTATCCTGATGCTGACATGTCTCAGTGGGATCAGTCGGATCACGGCACATGGTACACCGATGGCTATATGCGCATCTGTGAGTATTTTCGCATTAAGGAGATGCCAGCCACGCTCAATCTGCTGTCGGATGGCTCCACGCAATACGGTGACGAGGAATTGCCGGAAGGTGTGACAGTAGTTCGCTCACGCAAAGGTAAAAAGCGTGAGGTGGAGTGGTTCAAGATTACCTCTAGCCATGTGCTTGAGAAAACCATCATCAAGACATCATGGATTCCTATTTTCCCTGTGATTGGTAATGAAGTTTACATCGAAGGCAAGCCGCATCGCTCCGGCATGGTGCGTAATGCTAAAGACCCTCAACGCCAATATAACTATTGGGCTAGCTCCGAAACTGAAATGGTAGCCCTTGCGCCTAGAGCGCCGTTCATTGGCTATGCTGGGCAGTTCAAAGACCCAAAATGGGAGACGGCAAACACTAAAAACCATGCGTTCCTTGAAGCCGAGCCAATGGACATTGACGGCAATCAGGCTCCACTGCCTCAGCGATCCTCATTTGCTGGCGTTCCTGCGGGGATTGTGAATGCCAAGGCAGGGTCGAATCAGGACATCCGCGAGACTGTTGGCATGTATAACGCCTCGGTTGGTGCCCCATCGTCCGAAACATCAGGCCGTGCCATTCTTGCCAAGCAAAAAGAGGGTGATACAGGCACATTCCACTACACAGACAACCAGGCGCGGACTATTCGCCACCTTGGGCGTGTGCTGCTGGAGATGATCCCCAACTATTACGACACAGAACGTGTGGCTCGCATCCTTGGTGAAGATGGTGAAGGGGAAGAGGTCAAGATTGACCCTGAAATGCCACAAGCCATGCGTAAGGAAAAGAACGAGCGCAATGAAATCAAGGTCATTTTTAACCCTAATGTCGGCAAGTATGACGTTTCGGTGAGCGTTGGCCCATCGTATGCCTCACGTCGCATGGAAGCGGCTGAGAACATGGTGGAGCTGGCCCGTGTGGTGCCTGCCATTGCGAATATTGCCCCTGATTTGATCACCCGCAACATGGACTTTGAAGGCGCTGACGAAATAGCAGATCGGCTGAAGGCATCTTTACCGCCTGAGATTGTAGGGAATGATGGTGAAGAGCCTATCCCACCTCAAGTTAAAGCCATGATCCAGCAAGTGCAGCAAGCCGCGCAAGTAGTTGAGATGAAGACACAGGAATTGTTGCAGAAGGAGCAGGAAATTGGCGCTTCTGAAGTTGAAATTAAAGCTGAAATGCAGTCTCTGGATGCCAAAAAGGCCGTGTTTGACGCCAATGTAAAGGCAGCCA